GGTATCATATTGTAAACTCATACCAGGACCTGCAATTAATCTAAATGTGTCATTAGGTGTTGTTGAAAAAAGAGTCCCATCATCGGTTGTTTGAAAAGACCCTGTTGCTCCAGTATAGTTAAGTACAACTTTACCAAACCCTGGGCTAGCTCCTACTGTAATATCTCCGGATCCAATACCTCCAATGATATCCCATTCATTTTGATCAAATACACCTCTCGTGGTTCTCTTATTAGCTCTCCACCAAACTAAAGCTTCTGATGATACACTTGTACCGCCAGTAGGTTCAATGACCTCTACTGGGTGATATACAATATGACCTTCTTCATAAGTTCTATCGTCAACCCACGGGTTTGCTACTGCTTTAAAATTATCATCCACTTCTCCGTTAAAAAGTTCTCTTTTAACTTCTGTTCTATAGATGATATATTCTTTTAAATTGAATGCCATTTACTTTAGTCTTTTTTTATTTATTCTGGCGGTTCATTAATAATGTTAGCATCATCATAAGGAAATTCTGCTACATTATTATTAGAAGTTAACGCTAATCTTAGTTGGTTGAGATACCATGTACCTTCCGACCAACCAGGCTCGGCATAACACGGTGAATAAATCCCAGTTTTATATATCCTATAAATTTCATTATAGTACTTCCTATAGTCCTGTACTGCTTTATCAATGAAAGCTTTTTGTCTCTTAGTTAAAACTGCTCTTTGTGTATTTCTCTGTAAATCAAAGTCTGAACCTGTAGTAAGTCTAAAGTCACCTGTTAAATCAGAGGCTCTGTATTCTGTAATAAAGTCATACAAATCACTAGCGGCTAAAAATAACTCAATTGAAACTATGTCACCAACAAAACAGTTATCAAAAGGAATGTAATGCTCCTGGTAAAAAGCATTCAATTCCTCTACACTGTTAAAGTCAGTGAATTCTGTTTTTTGACTAGCCTCATCATAAAAGCCTAGTCTAGTCTTTGACATATTGATCCTATTCTTCTTTAAGTAAACAAAAAAGTCTAGGGTTAATTTAAAAGTTAATGCTTCAACGACCAAGAGGACATACTATTTTTTGTATATATTCAGCCCTTTATAGAATGGTAGTCGTTTATAAGTTTAGAAATATTTCCGTGTGTGATGTTGCATCTATCAAAGATTACTAAATGATCCATGTCTCGGTAATCATCAATCCAATATACATGTTTAAATCCAGCATTTACTAGGATCTTTGTACACATCTTACATGGGGAGAGGGTAAGCAGAATGATATAGTTTTCAGGATCATATTCCTTAAACTTAGCAATCATATTTACCTCAGCATGGATAAACCCACTTTCACCAGGTGTGAGAGACTCTTCTTCTGTTCCTGTTACATCATTAATGCCAGCTCCGCTATAAGATCCATTATAACCAAAGCTAGCAATTTTACTAAAGTCTTTTCTTAATGCCATACACCCAACCTTTGTTGTGGATGAATTAGATAAATTCCTAATACTCTTAAGAATATCAGTAAATGCTTCTATCTTTATTTGAAGTCGTCGAATTTTGGTATCCATTTCTGCTTAATTAGAGTGGCGTCCATTTTAATGTCTTTATTCTCTCTTGCCAACCTTTTTGCAATATTGACATTTTCCTTATCATCATCAAAGAAGGTAAAGTTTCTAAAGCCCATTTGGACAAATTTCATAAAGGCTTCTTTTTTCTTTTGGGCAGTAGATCCAGTAAAACCTAGATTAGGATCATTAATAGCAAATATGTAATCTGGGTTAATGTTAATTCCATGATGAGATAAGAAATCATAGATGAGGTCAGCACTATCCCTTGCTGTGATAATACCTACTGGCTTACCTTTTGCTATTGTTCTTTTTAAAATATTGAACACCCATTCAATAATCATACCACCTTTAAGTATATTAGGATTTTGAAAATCAGAAAAATCCATCTTATCATTAGGCCTCTGCTGAAATGTATTGAATTCTTGTGGTGTAAGCTCTGTAGAAAAACCGGTTTTAGGATTATGAACTTTAATCTTGCTCTTAGTTACAACAAGAGTATCATCAACATCAAATATAGTGATGTCTTTATTGTTCATATATCCTTCATATAGTTTCATACAATATATTTATTAGTGCGTAAGTGTTCTCCCACCAGAGGTGAGATATGGTATAGACCGGTTAACAGTCTCTACCATTCTCGTATATGTGTTTCACTACCGGGAAGCGGAGCGAATAACCACCCATCTGATTTTGCGATTCCTCAAAGTATTGAACAGTTACAGTCTTACCGATGAGTTCATCATGGCGAGTAAGATAGTATTCTCGTTGTTCTTTAGAGAACCCAGATCCTACTGATACCCGGTACCCTTTATGTTCAATAATGATATTACTTAGACCTTCCTTTTCAATCTGTTGACCGTTTTCAGTCCATCTCATGGTGCCGTTAGCACATTCCAATACCGTGTATTCAGCATCATGGAATTTCTTAACCTTCAGTAGGTTGTGGCTTCTCTTACCTTCATAACCGATATCCTTACGAACCATGATACCTTCAAACCCAGCCTCTTCGGCTTCTTTGACCATTTCGGTAAACTGTTCTTCGGTAGTCAATTGAACCTGTGGTAAGAATTCCAACATATCAGAGTTAATATTTTCTGGTAGGCGGTCATATCCGTTGCGGAGTCTTTCAGTAAGAGGTGTGGTACCAACCTTATCATCAAATTCATCTAAGGTTAAGTAATCAAATACAAAGAACTTAGGATTTTCAATTTGATGATTCTTCTTTCGGATCTGTTTCATAATTCCTTGGAAGTCTTCATTACCATCTTTATCCACCATACAGATTTCTCCATCTAGGATAAAGTCTCCACCTATCTTAGAAATTTCATCGGCAAGTTTACCTAGAGTTTCAAATTCTTTTCCGTTCCTTGAGAAGAATGTAACTGTGTTCATTTCCTTACGGCAGATACAACGGACGCCATCCAATTTTCTAGAACCGTACCATTCTCCACTTTGAAAATCCACTCTGTTTGGGTTGTAGGCATTTGCCAAAGCCACCTTAAAGGTAGGAATAAGTTCTGGGTGGATTGCCTTATTGATAGAGGTAGTGCCACAGCCCATATTCAGATCCCGGTTAAGAATTGAATAAATAACGGTCTCCCATTCTGGCCATTCTTGAATGAAGCGGTTTACATTAGCAATTGCAGAGTGACCAGTACAGACCCGGTTTCTAAGATCGTCTAATAATGTGAAGATACTACCGTAAGTAAAGCGATGTCCTAGAAGATCCGAATTCTTTCTACAGTTCTTTGGGGTAACATTGTACTTATAGTAAGGATTGTAGGTATAGAAGAAAACCTTTTGAAGAAATTCTCTATCCTCATTCTCCTCAGAATTGTCAGCATATTTTTTGAGGGTTGCAATTTTATGATTCCCTGAAGAAGATGATTGCATTTCTTCTAGGAAGGATTGCAGATAATTGAGATTTGTGTATTCAGTCATATTCCGTTTAAATTTGTATATTATAAATATAATACAAATAATTGGGAATTGAAAATTTTTCTAGGACTTTTTTCAAAAAGTTATTAACAATTTTCAACTAAGTCTTTTATTCCATCCTTATACAAAACATCAAGTAAATGCAAATCTTTTTTAGCTTGGTTAAAGTTATGTATGATCGCAGGCATACAGGAATCGTAATATTCTTTTGTCAATTTATTACTTGTTAAAATATCATAAATCTCATTAACGTTCTGAAAAAATATCATACCAGAAGTATCGTAATGTTCCCACTGTGGGTGGTGTTCCGTTGACCATATAATAGGAATGGTACCAGTTAAAAAACTATCATTGCATTTTTCTGTTATAATAAATGAATCTTCGTTGTCTATTACCACTTCATACATATAATCTTTTAAGCCATCGATCTTTTCTTTAGGATTATTAAATTCTATTAAGTTAGATCTATCGGCACTAACTAGGTTTCTTATTTCTTGTCTAAGAGTATGTCCAGTTAGACCAAAGTTCTTATGAGACCAAATAGCAGTAACTAACTTAGTTTTATTGTAAATTTTTTGATCATTTTCACTAATCCATGTTTCACCGCTTAGTTTATAGTATTTATGTTTTTTGTAACTATCACTCCACCTAAACATTGCAGGATAATGACTAAAGATAAGATCAAATATATCACCGTTATAATGTACCCATCTATAAAAATCTATCATTAACGGCTGCGGTTCAAGCATAACTAAAACATTATGTTTATGCCCTAATGATTTAACATACTCTCCTAGTTTTTGTGGGGTATTAATTGGGTGAGAAGGTATTCCATAATCAATAAAGATACCTAAGTCTACTTTTTCATTAGTAAAATCAATATACTTGCTTTCATGCTTATATGACCATGCTCTTTCTATTACTGATGGCCAATATAAATTTGCTTTAATCTTTTTATCCATTTTTCAGTTGATCTTGTATATCTTTTATCTTAGCACATCTTTCATAGTCTTCCTTTTCTTCAAAGTGTTTTAAGATTCTATCTAAACTATGGATCTTATGCTTAGCAGTTTTTTCATCGTAGTGCAATACTTGGTCAGGAAACATAGTGATTACATTGTAACATAAGATCATATAATGGTCCCAGTCTCCATGTTCAAGTTGAGCCAATAGGGCTTTTAGAAATTCATCATCATTAAATGCCATCTTGTATATCTTTCATTCTTTTAACTAACTCCTCTTGTTCTTCTGTTAAGCTTTGTGGTATATCAACTAAAACATTAACAAAGAAGTCACCATATACGTTAGGATTATGATAACTAGGAAAACCTTTACTTTTAATTCTTAGCATTGTTCCATTCCTTACACACTTAGGTATAGTATAGCTTATGGTTTTGTCAAATACTTTAATCTCGTCTTTCGTTCCTAGTAAAGCATCATAAAGATTTACGTGCTTTATTGTATGTAAGCCTTTTTGGTCCAGGTAAAAATTTGGATCATCTTGGATAAGAACAGTTAAGATAAGATCCCCGTTCTGCTCTTCTGTCATTCCTCTTTGGCCTAATCCTTTAAGCCTCATCTTTTGACCTGGCTTAACACCACGACTAATATTAACACTTACTGTTTTTGTACCTAGTCTTATTTCTCTCCTAGTACCTAAATAAGCTTCTTCTAATGTAATATAGACTTGAGCATTTACATTACCCCCTTTACCATTAAAGCCATACCTCTGATTGAACATATCAGAAAACCCACCACCGTTTGCATTCCTAACAAACTCATCAAAGAATGCATCGTCAAAACTGCTAAAAGGGTTTGAATTAAATCTTGCTTTTTTCTTAGGGTCAGTTAATACATCATAAGCCTCAGCTATATCTTTAAACTTAGACTCGTCACCACCTCTATCAGGGTGATGCTCTTTTGCTAATTGCCTATATGCTTTTTTAATATCTGCATCAGATGCATCTCTGCTAATTCCTAGTATTTGATAAGGATCTTTCATTTCCAAAATATCTGTACACAGACCAAAGCCATCGCTAAAAGTAGAGACACTATTGTTTTTAAGTTAATACCTTCACCTAGAAAAATGTAAGTGCATAAAGCAAAGACAACTATTCCACTTGAAAACCCAATAAACCTACCAGGCCAAAGCACCCCACCGAAATGGGTAACCACAGCTGCTGTTGCTTTAATAAAAATGTAACTAGCCAAAGTCCCAAATATGATTGAGATAGTCCATGGGTTTTCTTTAAACCAAGGCCACACAAATTGACCGTTAGATTGGAACCATATTAGACATTGTCCAATAAAGAAAAGAATAAATGCAAGTATTAAATTATTCATTAGTGTAATATTTGTAGCCGTCACGTTCTGCATGACTTAACCACATATCTAAGTCTTTGGCAGTTATCCAACTTGAGTTACTAAAATCATTATCTCCTTTTTTCTCTGACCTATAGATGTTCATAAACCATCTTTCATCAGGATCCTTTTTATCTATCTCCCACCAATACCACACTCTTTGCCAAGATCTAGGTTTCTTTAGGTAGCATTTTTTACCTTCATCTAAAGCTTTAAGAAATTCCTCCTTACTTATCGGACTGTCTTTCTTCATTGAGCTTTTTCATTTGTAATGTTTTAAGCTTTTCATCAAGCTTAAACTTCTTTTCTTCTAATAGGTTAGCCTTTTCCATCTGAGAACTAATCTTTTCCAAAACAGACACGAGTTTAGGAATATCCGATTCGTAGTATTTTCGGCCCATTGAGGTTCTAAAAAAATCTGACATAATAAGTTGTTTATTTTTATATGTTATTTCATGACTTAGTTTCATGAATATATAATCAAAATAACTATCATATGAAAAAAGTACCATTATTTGAAGATTTTGTACCGGTAGGATTTGGTGGAGATAATGCTGCATCGTTTTCTTTAGGCGGTGTAAACAATGTAGAGACCGGATATAACATGGATGCCATCGTAGGTCCTGTGGATCAATGCTGTAACCATGTAGCTGAACAGGCAAATATGTATGAGACAAATGATAACCCAGATCATACAGCAGAATCTTACATTAAAGAAGCCAAGAAACACATTAACGATAAGATTGATGAAGCATGTGAAAACTATAGTGCAACTAATGAAGGTACT